ACTAAAACCCCCTGTCCATTCTTTCCGTTCACGCAACAAAAATCTTTTGCAAATAATGCAAAAAATAAATTGCCCTTTCTATTGCTTTTTTTTCGTTTGTTGTTTGGTGGAACCGAATAGTTAACGTATCTTTATAGTGTTGAAAGGGGATAGGGTTACAACTCAAACCAATTAACACAAAGTAGAAACCAAAAAAACAAAGAATATGACACACTCAATGATTGATGAACTAAGGGACGCAATAAGCGCGGAGTCTAATAAAGATATTAGCGCACGTATTGAATACCTAGCGAACGAATTAAACCAATTGTACCAAACTATGCCAAGTAGTGAGTCTCAGTATGCGATTGGGGACGTAATGAACCTTTTAGAATTTTTTCAAGATAACTTTAATCAATTAACAAACAAATAAAAATAGAAATTATGATAACGATTTACCAAATAAATACTAAGGGCGTAAAGGTTCCTAAATTAGTGGCTTCCGACCTTACAAAGGGACTCAATATGCTATACGTAGGGCTAAATAAGCAAGACAATATAGGCAAAAGGTTCCTAACTTTAGCCAAAGGGCGTCCCGTCTTTATTGAGGGGATGAACAAAAGCGGGTACCTACAGCATCAAAATATAGTGCCTGCAAATTGGACGCAATCGCAAATGCTCGAAGCAATTTCATACCTTTTGAGCAAGTGAGCCCTTCGGACTATTATATTAGACCCGAGGGAACAAAGGGCAAAAATACGCGCGAAGCACTAACGAGTGCAAAGGTACGTAAAAGCCAAGCGCGTAAAAATGCTGCAGTAATGCGGGCTTCAATTGTAGACGCCGCGCATAGTTCCAAACTAGACAAACGTATGAGCAATAAAGCGCAAAAGTTAGCGAAGCGCGAAGCAAAGCGGGCGGGCCTAGTGTACTAAATTTCGCAAAGCGAAGCCGCGGCCCTAGGTCGCAAAATTGAGAGCCACAATTAAAACGGCAATAAGTAGAGGGAATAGGTATGCCCAATTCCCAACACTTAAAACAAAGGAAGAGGTATGCCCTATTGGGTATGCCTTTTCTTTATTATTAATACTTTAAAAAATTCAATTTATGATTTCACTGGAGAATAATATGCGGAACTTTGCAGCTTTAAGCGCGAGGATTCCGAAATACCTGCAAGAAAAAGAATTTGCCTTTGGCGAAATATCCTGCAAAATTGAGGATCCGGCCTACATTTATGATGTAGCGCAAGACCTGGAATACATAGAGAACAGAGCGAACGAACTAAACTATTAAAATATAGAAATTATGCACATACTACAGTTATTTATGCTAATCGCCGCAGTTATACTGGTGCCCTTAGTAATATCCCAAGGAATACAAACCTTTAAAGAACTTTTCAAAGATGCGAAGTAAACGATCCCTAGAACTTTACAGCTTTTCGATTAAGCGAACCGGAGCAGACTATCAGCTAGTTAGTCGTCGTTGGTGCAAATATCCCGAGAGGACTAAAGAGTACGCGCATATTTTAGATATGCTGCACAATGACCAAGTCGAGTCCATCCGTTGGTCCCTGGCAACCCCTAGATTTTAACCATTAACAAAAACCAAATTATGAGCAAATTAACACAACAATCAGTAAACGCATTCTTGATGAATAAAAAATTCAAGAAGGGCAATATGCAGGTAGAGGTATTAGCGCACAAATCAATACTGAAACTGCACGGCAACCATATAGCCTATAAGTATAATAACCCAGAGGGAACTATCGAGGTGCAAAATTGTGGATGGTTCACCCGAACTACAAAGGAGCGACTCAATGCAATCCCAGGAGTTAGTGTAAACCAAAAGAACTTTTATTGGTACCTAAACGGTGAGCGATGGGCCGGGAATTTAGTAGAAGTAAAATAACAAAAACCAAAATTATGCAATTTAATCAATATGCTTTTGTCCTCGAGCTGAAGGAGGAAATAGAAAACAAAATCGATAGTGGAGAAATTACAAGGTCTGAAGAGATTCAGGAGTTTGTTCACCAAGAGGTGGAAACTGCCTGTATTTATTACTCCGAATGCTTCGATATTATTAAGGCACTAAGCTTTACCGACTTCAATAATTCCTCTTTTGAAATTACTAATGTGACTGAGGCAGCTTGGTGCGCCCTTTGGGAATTACTAGAGCGAGAGTTAGCCTGGAATGACCTTGAGGAAAGAATAAACCTTAAAGAAAATGAATAATCCAATCTTTGAATCAAAGTACTGCAAACTTATAGAGTCCGAGACACCCTCGGGCTCTTTGTATTATGCAATACATTACGACTATTCCGAACTCAATCAAGAGGCTTTTATTAACCTAATAGAACTTACATTACCTGATGGCTCGGTAATTCCTTTACCTGCCAACAAATACCAAGACTTATACCAAGCAGAAGAAGAAAACCTAACAAAAAACTTAATATAATGGAGACTCGAAAATATATCTTATCAAACCTAATCGATCAAATCGTAAAGAAGGGAGTATTCTTTGGTGCTGTCTATCAAAAGAAAGATGGAGAAATTACCAAGGTGAACGCTAGGTTCGGGGTAACCCGACATCTTAAGGGCGGGAAGCGAACGGTGCCAGGCTCTATGTATGTAGTGTGGGATTCAAACCGCAAACGCTACACAGCACTTGATCCCGAGCGTATTCAATCTATAACTTATCAAGGACTTACCTATGGAATTACTGACCCAGAATAGCAAACTAAAAAAGACCTCTAAAGAATTAGGGGTTCGGGTATTCAACTTCGGAATACCTGCGTACAAATCCAAGACCGGTAAACTTACTTGCCCCTTTGCGAAGGACTGCATTAAGTACTGCTATGCACAGAAGGGTGCATATATCTGGGGTAACGTATCACCTGCCTTTGAGCAGCGATATGAAGCTACCAAGAAAGACGACTTCATAGAAGTTATGGGAGCCGACATCCGTAAAAAGAAAGTTGACTTCTTACGCATCCACGATAGTGGAGACTACTACTCACCCGCTTACCTAAAGAAGTGGCTGCAAATCGCAGAAAACAACCCTCAAACGAAGTTCTATTCTTACACCAAGAGTGTTCCATTATTCGAGGGTATAACTTTACCGGATAACTTTGATATAATTTTCTCTCAAGGTAGTACGGTAGATGGTATGATCAACCCAGATAAGATGCGACACAGCAAGATATTCAAGAGTGCTGACGAGCTAATTATCGCAGGGTATGTAGACGCTAGTAAGATAGACCTTTATGCTACCAAGTGGTTCAGCAAGAACCATAAAGTTGGCCTTATATTTCACTAAAATAAATAAAAATATGGAACACTTCACAATATCGAAAGACGTAAAACATACAGTTTATTATCGATACCACTACCTCGTAGAGGCTGAGACAAAAGAAGAGGCAATCAACAAATTTAAGGAAGATGAGGAGCTCGAGTGCGAAAGTTATTTGACCGAGCAAGAACTCCTATGGGATACAGTCGAAGAGGCTATGGATCCGGAAAGTCCTCCATACTTAGAGATTGACGGAGACTATTTTGAAATCTAAAAAACACAAACTATAAAAGATAAAAACCAAATGACTACATCCGAAAAATTAGAAAGCAGTTGCTGTGGTGCTAACCTACTTCAATACGAAGATGGCTGGGGTATCTGCGCTGACTGCAAAGAGTGGGCAGAAGATATGCCTGAAGTTTCTGAATAACCTAAAAAAAAATAAATGAAAAATAAAATGTATATGGTTCACCAAACCTCTGGGTTGTGTGACTACAATTCTCATTGGCTGTTCGCCACAAGAGAAGATGCTGTGTGGTTTTGGAATGCTCTGTATAAAGAACACTCCACAACTTATATGGAACGAGTCCTCTTTGAGGATTTGAACAATCAGGAATACTATTATGAAGATGACGAGACTAACGTAAAACTTTACATAACCGAACACTAACTATGAAAACCTACCAATTTATTTTAACAATAACCAACTCAACCGTTATAGAAGTTCAAGCAGAAAACATTGAGTCTGCGATTGACATAGCAAATACTGAAGCGTTTCAAACGGACGCAGTAAAGAGTTTGTGTAATCCTTCTGACGTAGAATGCTCACTTGATTTATTATCTTAAAATTAAGAATATGAAATTCTACAAACTAAAACAACTGCAATACGGCTACGGCTACGACAAACTTCAAGACTATATCGATACGGGTATGGCTTGGAAGATGGAGGGGGCTATTGGTCGCGCTGCTATGGATGCACTAAGGTCAGGAGCCTGTATGCTTTCTACCTCAAGCCGTAAGAATTATTACGGAACTACTGTACCTTCACGCTATCAGGTAGAAGCAGGTACAACTGGGAGCTATAAGAACTCCGTACGCTTTTATTCAAACTTAATCTAATCAACTTAAAACCAAATTATTATGCCTAACTATTGCGACAACACACTACGAGTACACGCCAAAGGTGATGTGCTAAAACTTGCAAAGAGTCTACTATTTAAGGATTCCGAGGCCAAGGAAAGTAACTTCAGCTTCGCCTGTGCTAAACCTATGCCGGGGGAGCTTCGTCATACAAACTGCCCCAATAGTGTTATATCTGAGCAGGAGTACGCACAGCGAGTAAAAGACGGAACAACCACTGAAAGTCGAGGTGGTTTGTTTACTTCCTACTACAACACAGAAGTACAGCTCGAAAACTTTCGTACAAAGTATGGAGTAACGAATTGGTACGACTGGGCCGTGCGTAATTGGGGAACGAAGTGGGATGCTGATTGCTATTCTATTATAGAAGAAGACAAGAGTATTACTGTGCACTTTACTACAGCTTGGAGTCCGCCGACTGAGTGGCTTGAAACCTTTTGCGGTAAGTTTCACAACGAAGCGATTACGATTGAGCTCGAGTATTCTGAAGAGGGTATGGGATTCGCCGGTCGATACACCTTCTGTGATGGTGAGATTGACCACGTTGATGGCGATATTATGATGGTTTGTGAGCTCGATGATCAACAGGTAACCTACAATTCTGAGCTCGAGTGTTGGACAAACGACGAAGGAGATATTGTAGATGACGACTATGTGGTTAGCCGAGTTGTATTCTAACAAATACCTTTAGCTTTGAATTAATTATTTAACTTACCTTAAAATGATAATAAGAATAACAGATGAAAAACTCTTTGAAAAACTACAGTGTGAAGTTACTTTCCCTAGCGAAGGGACTATTCAGATCGATTACTCAGACGGTATCCGGAGAGAAAGATTGGTTGCTGTAGGTAACCATCGAGAGGATGACTTCCTTAACACCTTCGGGTTCAAGATTATAGCATAATGGATTTATCTATAAACAAAATTGCTTACACCCAGGATGAGAGTGTTCTCCTACATTTATTGCAGGAGTTTACCTCCTTCGGGCTAGAGTTCACAAAGGATGATGAGAAGTATAAACGATTTATCAGACTCGTTATTGAGTTAGATAAGTTTGTGGCACTGCATCGTACAAGAACCAACGATCTACTTATCTATATGGAGAAGATTGAAACTGCTAGGATGGAGTTCTCCAAACTACGCAATAGGAACAAGGACCTAGAGTCTAAGGTCGCAGAACTAGAATCTGCAAACAATAAAATTATAGAAGGGTATTTGGAGACCAGCGTAGCTGCCAAAAACCAAAACTAATGGTATCTGTATAATAGATATTATAGTATAAAGGTCTCAATTCTATTATAATAAAAGTTAATTATTTTATTATAGTAGTAATTATTTAATATATTAGTATAAAAGTTATAATAACTTCAATTATGTTTGAACTTAAGCAAGAGATGATAAGTAGATTTCTTCCAAAAGATAATAGGTATATCCTGTTCGTCTTAAAAAAGAATCGACGTAACGTCTACAACGAATCCCAGATAGAAGACATCCGCTTCTACACCATAGAGTCCCTATTCAAAGCCCTCCGCAGGGGGCAGCAGTTTGACTGTGAGGCCCACTTCGTTAACTACCTTAGTGTGGTTATCGACTCAGCCTACAAGCGTATGCTGCAACACAATAACGCGAAGAAGAACAACCTTCCGGTAACTAACTTCACTACCATACTTCCTGAGAACCTCTCTGACGGTATCGGTATTGACGACTACCTAGAGTTTGTTTACGGAGGCACTAGTGCTGACGTAACAGAGTACGATAATACAAACGAACTTATTGTCGAGCTGGCCTACAAGCTGTGCGTAGACAAGAGGTCCGGTCAACCTAGCGAACTCAAGAGAGCATACTTCGAGGAGATCTACATCAAGGGTAGAGGAGTCAACGAAGTGGCTGAAGAGTATGGCGTAAGCCACCAATCCGTACAGCAGAAGATGAAAATTCTAATAGAAGATATTAGAAAAGCCCTAAAGGTTGTTGCGTAATTGGGAATTAATTTATATCTTTGTATCACTAAAACCAAACAAAATGAAACTATCATTCTCTCAAGAGACATATACACAGGCACTGCAAGTTCAGATTGCCCAGATCCAAGCACTCCAATGCAAGGTAGCAGAGCTAGAAGCAAAGCTAGAAGTTGCGGAGCAAGCAAATCAAATCTATATTTAATCCAAAAAACCTATGAGTAATTACAAGTTCAAAACACAATCCATCAAGGGTAAGGACTACGTTCCGGTACAGGAGCGAGTTAAGTTCTTCCGTCAAGAGGAGCAGTACAAAGGTTGGTCTATTGTCAACGACATTATCCAACTAGAGGAGAATTCCTGCGTAATAAAGTGCAGCATCATTAACGAGAGTGGGATGGTGATTGCATCTGCTCACGCTCAGGAGGACCGCACATCTTCAATGATTAACAAGACATCCTATGTGGAGAACGGTGAATCATCCGCAGTTGGTAGAGCGTTGGCTTTCCTAGGCATCGGCATAGATACGTCTATCGCTTCGTCTAACGAAGTTTCTATCGCTATTGCGAAGCAGGACACACCTGAATCTAAAAAGCCCCTTACGGGAGATATTATCGCATCAATGAAGAAGGCAATATCTGAGGGTAAGAGGGCACAGGTAGAGACTGCCTTGGCTAAGTACACCTACAGCGAGTCTCAAGTAACGGAGATCTTTGAATGAGTGCTGATCGGGGTAAGTATGTAACGCTTACAAACGGAAAGTTCTTTACGATTCGATTCGATAAAGAACCCGAGGACAAAGAGGTACATATCTACCAAGTTTACGACGAGGATCAAGATATTTATTGTATGAGTATAAGGCCCGAGACCTTGGTGGACCTTATCTATCAGTTGGAGGAACTAGTATCTGGCCCAGGTGAATGATAACTACAGAGAGCAAATGCTCTTAAGCGATGATAGTTACTATGCAGATAGGTACTATATGTCCAACAGCGCTCTTAAGCTTATGCGGGAATCCCCAACTAAGTTTCACCTATGGCGTAAGGGTTTGTGGTCCCAACCGGATACATCAGCCTTTAGCCTAGGTAAGGCAGTACACTCTATGTACTTAGAGGGTAAGGACACTGCTATGCTGTGCGACATTAGGAGAGACAAGAGGACCCAGGCTTATAGAGACTTACTCGATGAGTCCTACGGTATGAACCTTCTGTCCGGATCGGAGTACAAGGACTACGAAGGGATGATGGCAAAGCTCAACTCTATTGAGGAGTTAAAGTCTTTGATGTCTTTTGATGAGCCTGAGTTTGGAACCTCTGAACTAGCTGGCTTTAAGGAGGTGCAAGGTGTTAACTTCAAGGGAAAGGCGGATAGGGTTATTAAGTACAACGAAGACTCTAGGTATATCGTTGACCTTAAGACCACCGCTAAAAGCCTAGAGGATTTTCGATCTTCCGCTAAGTGGCTTCTGTACAACCAACAGGCTGCACTGTATAGTGAGATCTTTGATGCTGACTTCTTTGTGTTCCTAGTGATTGAAAAGACCTACCCTTATGAGGTTGGAGTATTCGAGTGCTCACAGGAGTTCTTAGACAGAGGCAAGCAAGAGCTATCTAAATCAATAGAAATGTATAAAGAATTATTTATCAATGAAGAATACAACCCATACTCCCCAAGAACATTTGTCCTATAGTTCTGTAGTGGATAACATTATAACTAGCGTATCAAACATCACTGGTGTAGAGAAGGCTAAGTTATTTGAGGATACAAGGACTAGGGATTTTGTTATGGCTCGCCAGATAATTTCCAACGTAATGATTGCCGAAGGCTTCAACGCATCAACTGCTGCAAGGGTATTAAACTTAAGCCCTAAGTCGGTTTTTGTTTATGTCTCCAAGCATCAGAACAATATGGAGGGGAGTGCTTATGCACAATCCTTTAACAAATCACTTGAGTTAGTACGCTCCAATACATATCTTAGTATTGCTAATGAAGGTGTTATTAATTCTATTAATGCGAGAGTGGCGCGGCTTGAAGGTGTTATCGAACATCTAAAGGCTTTAATTTTAACGTAACAAAATGTCAGATCAAAAAACAATAGAGTTTGTAGGTCAAACTAAGACCATCAAAACACAATATGGAGAGATCATTAAGGTCGCTTTAGGCCCCAATGATTTCGAGAAACTCGAAGGTAACAAGAACGATAAGGGCTGGGTGAACCTCGAGATTAAAACTAAGCGCGACGGCAGCCACTATATGGCTTTCCAAGCGCCCTACGCGGGTGCCAACCAAGCACCTGTTAACGCATCTGAGGACATCCCGTTCTAGGTTTTCAATTTGGTTTTTGAAAGAACGGATTAGGGGGGGTGGCAAATGCCGCCCTTTCTTTTTCCTAACAATATAACTATGACCGACATCACAAAATGTACTGGCGAAGGATGCCCACTAAAAGAATCCTGTTACCGCTTCACCGCCCCAACGGGAATGTACCAATCGTTCTTTGTTGGCGTACCCATCAAGAACGGCAAGTGCGAATACTATTGGTCGCAAAATTCGACCTCAAGTGACGAAGAGAAATGAAAACACCAGTCGAAAAACTATTTGAATTACTTTGGGATACCCCGAAGGATAAGCTTACTTGGTATGCCATCCGTAATCAGATGGTAAAAGAAGAGATGGCTGAAATTATAGAGGCATTCCAAACAGGTATGGAGATGCAGCGCATTGACCCCAATAACGGCATCGCAGAAGAATACTACAGTTTACGCTTTAACACCAACGAGAAATGAAAATAGAAATAACAATGACTGAGCTGTTGTTAATCGTTGATATGATTAAGAATGGTATTGAACCAGAAGACAACGAAGGCACGGACTTCTATACTGAAAATGAATTTAACACCAAAGAGAAATAGGCGCAACCTATTAAAAATAGGCGCATAACATCAAAGAGAAATGAAAACAATTATCGCAATCTACCTCCTTCTTGGAGCAGTAAACGCAGGCGTAACAGCCTCAAAACAAACAGAGTTACCAAAAATGTTTGGCGCTATTGGGTCAATTATATTACACCTGTGGTTTGGCGTTTGGCTATTGCTTAACCTTTAAAACCAACGAGTAATGAGCAAGTACATCAGTGCAGCGTTCTTTAGGGACGTAGTCAATCGCCAACGATTCATATTCTACAGATCAGCTATAAGCTGATAAACGATCTAAGAATAATATAAAAAATGGGAAAGAGATTAACTAAGTGGCAAAAGCGTGAGCAGGCATTGATTGACCTGATTAACCAGATGTTTGTTATTGCCGGACATAGTGTTACCTACGAAGACATTAAGGGGAGGACTGACAACTGGTGGACCGACTGGACTATGACCGTTGCTCAGGGTGACCAGTGGAAGGCTTGGGGTATAGACTACCTGCGTAAGAATCTTAAGATAAACAAAACCTTAGCTGAGAAAGAAATGCAGTGGATCAACGTACAGTGGGGGCTTAAGTATAGTGATTGGAACGAAACATCGTAACAAATCTGCTATGTTTTTTGTCACGAACTAATTCGGAAATCATCCGAGCTGTTGTCTATAATTCGCCAAATGTACCCTTGATAACCTGATTTGGCACAATATAGATGAACCCTTTATTGTGCATTATAAAGCTCTATCGTTGTTAATGATGATTATAGCCGCCCAAACTTATACCCACAGTATAAAAATCATCTAGTTATTAAACTAATAAAACAAACAGAAGTGAACGAGAGTAATTTAATATATGGTCTTAGGGACCCAAGGAACGATGTGTATAGGTATATAGGTAAGACCACCGTAGGATACGGAAGGCCGCTTACCCACCTAACAAAGTCGCACAATAAGCTTGTCAATAAATGGGTTGAGTCGCTGGCCTCTATGGGTATGGCCCCACTGGTTGACATCATAGAAGAAAACATTGATATAGATGATCTAAGCAATAGAGAGCTTTACTACATATCAAAGTACTCAGACCTGGGTATTGCGCTATTCAATGGCGGTGCTTCAAAAGCTAAGACTATTTCTGGAGGTATGTTTGACGTTAACCACTCCAAAGAAATTATGATGTCTATGATTAACTCTGCTGGCATTGTCGCTTCTGTGAAATTAAAAATGTCTTTGTCTGATGGGGACTTGAGTAACATAATAAACCTATGTAGAAACACGCTGTCTAGAATTAAAGGCGGTAAGCTGTCTGTTGGTATGGAACATATAGTTAAGCTGCACATACTGAACGTCTATGGCTTTCAGGATATGTTTGAATACTACTACTCAATATCTAACGAGTGGATAGGAGACTACCCAGACGACATTACTTCGTTTATAGTAACTATAAAGAGCGATTCTGAGTTCGCAAAAGCTATTAGCGACAGATACTTCAGGCATAAAATACACTCATTAAGTGAATCAAAACCGAAGCAGATGCGGTTTAAGCGGACCAATCAACCTAAAACTTGACACCATAACTCAAACAATAAACCCATAAGTTGACAAAACAAAAAAAACAATGAACGAAGAACCAAATGACCAAGGCCAAGTTATCTATATGTATTCCGTACAGCTAACTTGGAAGGTGACATCGGGTAAGTCCTACACAAACCACTACAAGGGACTAGAGAATAGCCCCTATAAGTTTGTCTCTAGAGCCAAAACAATAGACGACATAAACCGTAACCCAGAGATAGTTATGAGAATTATGATGGACAACGGCCTTACCGGTAAAAAGATTAAAGACTTTCATATCAATAAATGCTTTGATCAGAAAGAAGTCTCCAGGTCTTTTGCTTTTAGGGAGTCCGACTACGAGAAGGAGTTTAAGAAAATGATGAATAAATAAATACAAATACAAAAACCAATGGAACATAAGGAAATAAATCGCGGAGCTATCAGAGACTTTATCTTTGACGTAAGCACACTAAGGGAGTCGCTATTCAATCTGCGCCACGAAGGGGTAAAGAAAGGAGAGTGGACTGGATTCGAGTCCCTCTTTGATAAGTACTCAATGAAGAGAGGGTCTACCACCTACATCTACGCAGGCGCACACACAGGCAAGTCTCAGTTCACCTTTGAGTTAATCATAAACCTAGCGCAGTACTCCGGTTGGAAGTGGGCAATATACTCCCCAGAGACAGGATCACCAACGGACCTGTATGCGGAGTTGCTTTGGGTGTATCTTAGGAAGCCGTTCCTTGTCAACGATAGGGTAACAGCCTCTGAGGAAGAAGCTGATAAGGCTATAGACTTTATATCAAAGCACTTCTTTGTGGTGGACTCTGGACTTAAGGACCTATCGATTGAAGGGTTTTACACAGCAGTAGAGGAGATAGAGTCCCGATACGATACCAAGATAGATGGTTGCGTCATTGACCCCTTCACAGAGATAAAGACAGACATATCTTCTGGAGTCCGAGACGACATCGCTATAGGCCAGGTCCTAACCAGAATACGCAAACACTCATCCGAGAGGGACTACCACACTATTGTAACGGTGCACACAAAACACCAACAGCCTAAATACAAGAATGGAATCCCTTATGTCGATGTCCCTACTATGAACGACATTGCAGGTGGAATGCAGTGGTCTCGTAAAGGTATGATGATTATCAATGTATGGAGATGCCCATACGGATTAGAGGATGAGAACGGGATCCCATACGAACCTAACCAAGTTAAGATAACTGTAGTTAAAGCAAAGCCTAAGATTGTGGGAAGCCTCGGAAGTATATATCTTTACTACGATCGTATGGCAAACAGGTACTATGAGGCAGGAGAAAATGGAAAGAAAATATATGCATACCCACAGCCTTCTTCAGACTTTTAAGTTTAGTTGGGCACAAACAATAAAAATATATATTGATCTTAATATCGAGCAAGTTACCGAGTGTGAAGTAACAGAAGATTCTAACCTGGTTCTTAACGGAAATACCTATAAGCTAGACATCTCCAACTACACTAGCCACTCAGAAAGGTATGTATTCTTTAACCCTCAGAATGGTCGGTTGGTCATTGAGACCGCAGGCAAACAGAGAGTTTACAAGATAGATGTTGATTTATTAGATTGGTGATTAAACCTTTGTACTATATGAATACTGAAGAACAAATACGTCGTATTGGTAATGAAATCATTGAACTCCTTCTTTCTAAGAATATGGCTTATGGCGACAGCGCCCTTAACCCTATCTCTATATTTTGTTCTGGGGATGCTATTGTTTCTTTGGGTGCTAGGATCGATGATAAATTATCTCGAATAAAAAACAAAGGTGTTAACGATAAAACAGAAGACACCGTATCTGATTTAATTGGATACCTTATTCTTTATAAGGCAGCTCTCGAGCGAGTGAAATGATAATCACTAAGGAGCAGGAGTTGTTTGACTTTCTTAAGTCAAATCATATACCCGACCTAGAGCCGAGCGAACATCCTACCTCCCGTCACGACTGCTACTCCCAGATGTACGAGATTGATATAGAACTTAAGTGTCGCACATCCCACTACGATGATTTACTTATTGAGAAAAAGAAATACGATGCCCTTATTCAGAGGGCCGTATTGTTTAGCACCAGACCGTACTACATCAACTCAACGCCTAGTGGTGTTTGGTCCTTCAACCTTCTAGAACTGCCCACTCCAATGTGGGAAGACCGCAGGATGCCTAAGACAACATTCTTTGCTGACAATCAAAACATTATTAAGTCCGTTGGGTACATTAATATATCGCAGGGGATGCGATTACTTTGATGTATAACGAGATAAAACTCATAATGCCTGTACCTCCTTCGCTGAATAAACTATATTCGCAAAGGCACTGGAGCGTAAGGTCTAATATGAAAAACAAATATAAAGATATAATTTATGATGCGCTTCAACAATATGATCCGTTTTTTGCTAACACCTATTCTCTGGATATTAGTTATAATTGTGGCTACGATATTGACAATATGGTACTTGCTAGTAAATTTGTATCGGATAGTCTCAAATCGCTCGGTTATATTAAAGATGATAATCCAAAACACTTTAAGAAACTATCAATCCAGAAAGACGAAGAACTCGAAAAAGGAAAAGTAAAAGTGATTATAAAGTACAACTATGAGTAACCTAGGATACTATAACGATAACAACGTAAGGAGCCAGATAGATCCCCTCTTGCAGGAGATGGCATCCCTATTTGCAAATACCGGTCAAGACTCTACCCTTAAAGAAATCAAAGAGGCATACAAGAAAGAGTGGCTTCTTATGGATCAGATCGCAAAGATTGATCTAGAGTTTTCTAAGATGATACGACCATACAACGAACAAGAGTGGAAGAGGAATACTATGAAATGATGAGCGAACAGGAGGTCAACTTTTTACTTGACCTCTACAATGCCATCAAGAAGCGCGTAGATAGCGGGCAAGCAGTAACGCTAGTTGGCCTGGGGTTTGACCTTAAGGTTAGACCTGTGGAGCTTGCTGACTACCTTATGCATATAACAAGAATCCAAAAGGCGATTGAAGAAGAAAAGAAAATACGATAAAGAGGAGATTGAGTTTGAGGCAATTCTCTCAAAGGAGAAGGGCCAAATATCAGAGAAGCTAGGAAAGTTTACCCTTGATAGGGCAACCGAGATAGCGAGGTCTTCTTTTTATACTGCTGGTAACGAAGAGTTGCAGCAAGCGTTGGTAGATGAGGGCGTGATGCGGGTGATGGAGAAGTTCCTGCTTTACTATCAAGAGAACAAGAGCGCCGCCAATCTGATAATCACGATGATCTATAGCAGTATGCTAAACAAAATCACTTCACTTAAGTGGAGCGACGTATATGGTAATAACACCAAAGGGTTTGTTATTTCTGTAGACGAGGATGGTAACATCTGCAAATCTTTAATTCGATACCTAAAAGACGACAACATTTCTAAGAACCTATGATTATATACGAGACCTGGCTTACCGTTATCGGAACCGCATTTATGTTTTCCTACCTATTTGTGTTTGAACCATACAATGACCTTATAGATAAGTACCTAAACTTCAAACCATTCAACTGCGTACTGTGCCTAACCTTCTGGGCTTCAAGTATTTTCTTTTGGCTTATCGACATCAGTATTATTTATGCTATCTTTAGTGCTGTAATTGCGGAATTAACATACCGTAAGCTAGTTGGTAATGGAGCCTAAAGTGTATATTCTAGACTCGGGTCTTGAGACTCCGATCTACTACACAAGTTGTTCTTGCGCGGGAGACGGATGCTCTTGCGGCCTTATTTACAACCTTGAAAAATCTATCGATGCCGATACCAACACCAAACGAAACCGAAAAAAGAAGTGAGTACCTTACCCGATGTATGTCGGAAGACCTTATGGTAGATGAGTATCCAAACCAATCACAGCGTTTAGCTATCTGTGCAGTAAAATGGAAGGAGTCAATAAAGTAAGCTCGCTAGGCGAGGACTTTGTGTTTGTCTATTGGGATCAGTTCGACCCAGGAGACTCGCAAGAAAACAAAGAAGGGGCTCAATAGGCCCCTTTCTTATTTAGTTAGCTTTATTACCCCCACCACTATTAGTGCTACAAAGGCTATCAGTAGCAGCACCGATAGGTTGTCAACAAACTTATCGAACTTATTGCGCTCTTTCTTCTGTTGAGTCACTATCTTAATAGTCTCAACGGTAACGGTGTCAGGCGGGCAGGTTGCCCTAACAAACACCAAACTATCTTTGTAACTTACCTCTAGTTTTACCCTGTCCTGAAATATCACTGTGTCTCTCAGTATTTCCAGGGTGTCTGTCAGCAATCGTTCCTTGGTTACAATTACGGTGTCCCTTACAATCACACTCTCTGGGACTAGTTTCGCACCAATTCGGCATCCACTAAGAGCCGCAAGAAGTACAATCGTCAGGATTATCGACGTTACAGGTGGGTTGGGGAGATTCTTCAAGTTCATTAAGCCAGTTATCAAAGTTTGATGTATCTTGTTCTGCCATTTTGTTTGATTGCTTTTAGCTTTTGGTTGCGATTGACTTCGTTCTTTTTGTAACTAACGTGAATCCAATTAGGCTCTAGGTCTGTTCCGAACTCCCAAATAACCTGATCGTAGTCTAGGTTATTTACAATCCAATCAAAGATAATTTTATTCTTTCCACTGACGTTAATGTCAACAGCCTCACCCTTGGTATGTTGGCTTGTGGATGAGCCTCCTACTGCCTTGTTCAAAGCAGGAACCCTTAGACCACTAGTGATCTTTATGGGGAAACCTAGTCCATCTCTTAGCGGCTGCAGGATGTCCTCTGCTAAAGCCTTAAGGTTTGATGTTTGCTCTGCGTTTGGTGAGTTGCTTATCTTAAGCGCTTGTGCCTTTGAGCTTCTCGTAAGTTCTTCTAGTGCAAAGTTCTTAGTCAACTGCATCACTCGGGCCAATCTAGGTTAGCGCAGTCTACGTCTATCTTACCATCAGCAGGATAAAACAAAGAACCCTGATAGGTTTCTTCTTCTGAAAAGAAATCCCCAGTGCAAGATGCGTCGGTAGCAATAGCGTAAATCGTAGCGTCGTTCTTAATGAAATCTTGGATGCGCTTGTTGACGTAGTTAATCTTGGCTTCTAAGCCGTTTGAGATCGCGTCTAATGAACTTTGATCTAGTTGACGCTCTTCGATACGGGTTGCACCAAATTGAGTCCTTAGAAACGATATAATGCCGTTCGCAGAATACATAGCCAAAGAGTACTGCAATAACTTAAACAGCTCCTGTTCGGTCCCGTTAAGAGTTTCTGCAGCTACCTCATCTTCTAGGTGCTCATAAAGGCAGGTGCCGATGTTATCCTGTATTGATGTAAACTGCTCCATCTGAATAATGGAATACACAACTCCCCTGTCTAATCGCTTAGGTAGTGGAAAGTTCTTGTAGATGTATTCGTCGTCTACCCAAAGAGTTTGCGTAATCATATTATCGGATGTTATCGGTGTTGGCTCCCTTTATATTCTCTAGGTTGATCTGCTCTTCCTTTATACTCAGGTCTATTTTCTCGTAACCAACAGTGGTAAGTATACGACCAACATTATCTAGCAATGCAGACCTGTTGGGTAGGGTCTCTGTGGCCCTAAAGATTTGGTATGCGGTAACTAATTCGTTACCCGTTCCTCCTAGCTTACCAGATACCATAACACCGAATAAGGTAGGTGACGTTACGTTGTGAGAGGTAAGGATCTTAGCGTCGTTCAATCGAGACAATACATCAATAGTCTTGTCAAGGTTTGCCACATCCAAAGGCTTAACCTCTGGTGCCTCGTCCTTGTTACGAACCCAACTTAAGATAAAGTTATCTGCGTCGGGACCGGTAAAACTCTCTTTGAACTTTAGGTACTCTTCGCGCTTTTGCTCACCACTCATATTACGACCAACGAAGGTAGCCATAACCTTAGGGGTAAACCCGTTGGTAGCAGAGTTTTCGATATGCTTACCAAACTGAAAGTCAGCAGCAATAAAGTTATAGGCCGCAATGTAGTTTGGAACACCATAGAACTCGTTTCCTGAGTATGGGTTGGCAAAGTATAGCACCTGCTCTGACGTGGCCCTATCGAACTTATCAAACAACTTTATCTTCTTAGGATCGTTGTTCTGCATCGTAGTGGCGGAACCACCAAAAGAACGACGGATAATGCAGTGAGTAGTCTTTCCGTCTTTACCTGGCTCTGCTAGGCGGAAGCCCTTCATATCCAAACTGCGGAACTCAATTAGCTTAGTATGCTCTTTGTTCCACTTAGCGTAGAATCCATAGGCACCATTAAGCTCGTACTGAAATGCAGCGTGAGTGATTACATCATACAGTCCCTTGTTCTTACCCGAGCAGTTATTGATAAACGCTCTAATCTCTGCTTGCTTGGCGGGAGTCTTTACGTTATCGAAGGTGTAATTAATACCGTTGCCAGATACCATCTTAGCCTTCTTGGTAATGATACCAGAGTGTACGGGTGATTGGCGGAGCATACGCTCCAATATGTTAGGGAAGTCATCCTGCATACCGAACTTAATGTAGTTGCCTACTTCGGTGAACCCTAACTTATACTGCTTTTGCAGGTCGTTAATTGAGTTCTCTAGTGGATTGCGGGGGATGGTGTTTTCGGTAGCAACAATATAAGTTCCCCAACTACCGCTGGAGAAAAAATCCCGTACATTATTTAATAGACCCATATCTTAAATTACAAATCGGTGAAAGTCACAACATTACTATATACGCCAGATCCTGTAGAAGTCTCATAGGATTTGACTAAGCAAAGATAGATATAAGTAGACCTATCTTCACCCAAATTAACTATTGCATCTATAAGGCAATCAACAGCTTCTATTGTCGCTCCAGCAGTAGTTGCTCTATCAATAAGTATGTTTGCGTATCGTCCTGCGCTCGCAGGGGTCGATAGAGTTAAAACATATTCTCCTCCACCGAGTGTGGCACCTACAAGGTTAATGTCTAGCTCAATGTAGTCCTTGCAAGAGTTTAGGCTGTGAACATCAGTAAGAGCAGAGTAGTTGTAGACGTTTCCACCAACAACCTTTATTAGCTCTATATCAAAAGAGTTAACTGACCAATCGTTTTTCTTAACGAAGGCCAATCTATTTATCTGATCTCTTACTAATATCTTCAACGCCCTTGACCCTTATAGGATTTTTCGTAGTTCTTACTAGCCTTATTATCGGAAGCACTCTTAGAATGCTTGCCCCGCTTCTTGCTATTGCTTTTGTGTTGGCTTACCGCTTGTGTCTTTGCCATCTTCTTTAGGGTCTTTTAGGAACATCAATGCAAACGCACCCATCATAAATGCTGACATCTCCGTAAGCGTTGCTTTCTCATAGAACACTAGAACAAAGCATAGTGCTATAATTAACAACCCAAGTAGAGTAGTCTTTGGGTTACGAAAGATGCGCTCAATTAGCACCTTTGTCCTTCAGATAATCCCTGCGCCACTTCCATAGGGTGTAGCCCAAAGAGGCAACTAATACCATAAGCCCAAAGGCTTGGTGAACGTAGCTTACAAGCAGCCCTGTGCCTGTTAAGGACCAAGACGTAACTACGCTATCAACTGACTCTTTTGTCATCGCATTAAATCGCTACGGGTGGTACGGGCGGAACGGGCGGCTGGCAGTATTCAGCGGTCGGGTTAGCAACGCAGTACTCTGACTCGTATGCTGATTCCCATCCGGCAAAGATATGGACCCCGCACGGCTCCGGCCATACGACATAAGACGCAAAGCTGGTGGTTAGCGGCTCGTTGGCCCATAAAATATCTACGCTGTACTTAGTGGCTTCCTTAGTGCACTCGCCTTCCTCGTTACGCTCAATACAAAGCTTGCCCAGTTCCACTACGGCAGTAACTAATTCGGGGTTGTAGTATTGGTAGGTTTCGCCTTCGGGGTCGGTACCCGTTAACTCAATCTTTGCTTTAGCCGTTGCCCATTGGGTAGGCGTGAACTCGTATTTAAGTGGTTTCATCGTTTGTTGAATTATGCGGTTAGTTCGGCAAGTTGGGCGTTAGTTAAACGGGTCTTGAATAGTAGGGCTTGCGAGTAAGCCATATTTGCTCCAACTACATCGTACAAATTAATGACACTTGTCGCTGGTACGGATGCTGAAATATCGCTGCCAACTTGAACGCCATCAACATAAAAAACGTAATCGTTTAATTTGTACGATAAAGCAAATTTATGATTTCCAGTAGTTAAACCAAAAATGGGTAAGTCTATATTTACTTGCAATGAACCGCCTACAAATGCTACGGCTTGAATACGCCCATTTTGGTAATATCCAATCGCTAAAATATTTGAACTTGTCCCGTCATTAAGAGCAATTCCCGCATAATTTCCTGCATTACCAGTTATAGTGGTATTAACCTCCATAAAAATAGTCCCCTCCG